GCCATCACCTCTGCCTTCACTGATCCGTCCCAGTTACCGTAGTCTCCCGCGATACCCACGTCCGAAACCTCCAACAGGTGCTCCATCAACTTCGTCCACTGCATGGACTCCACATCAATGCCCGGCGTCGAGTAATATACGTTCGAATTCCTCAACTGTGCACTGATGTACGCTAGAAAGTACTGCCGCACCAAGATCGTAAAATCCAGGGGCATAATGATGAACACTCTCGTCTTTCCAGCTCGCACCTTCGCCAACGGTCTTCTCTCGTCCTTCAAACAGGAATAAGCCACACTCCACATGCGCTTACCTCGCTTAGCTAAAGCTAGTCGCGTATCCAGTCGCTCTCGCAGCTCCTGGTCGCTAACCACTAGCTCGTTCTCTTCTCCAGTGAAAAACTGACGTTTGCCAGAAACCTTCATGCCCTTACGGACAACATAAGGCATCCCAGCACTCGTCTGCATATTCATAGAATCACAGAACGCCAAACAGGCTTTCCCATTTATCGCTTCCTTCTCAGTCATAATGAATCTCGGTTCTCTCGCAAGTACCTGACAAATCTGATCTCTGGTGTACTTCTGCGCTGCACGCATCGTCTCCACATCGAGTGGAGGACTCTCCTTTCCGTACTTCTCAGTCCCAGCCACTAGCATCGATATGCCTGGCTTCTCCAAACGTTCGTCAAAAGGACTCAAGCACGCCGGTTCCGTCACATGACGAAACACACGATCGAACAAAGGACTTCTCCTGATCCGCGTCCGCTCCGGTGAGCGTGGAGCTTCCGACCCCGCGACAACTCCAATGACAGAGAAGTCGCCCTGCGGCACCGCTCGCCCCTCAGGATGAGGGGCAAGATCCACAGGTCTCTTCGGTGGTAACACTTGCAAAGGCAACTTCGACAGTCCCTTCTCCAGGTCTTCAAACGTCACGATCTCCGCCACGCCCTTATTGTCGGTTGGTACGCCAGCAACATGCATTCCAAGAATCTTGTTAGGGATCCTCGAATTGTACGCTACTACTACCGAACCACACATTCCAGGCTGGGTATCAACATATGTGTCAATACTCGTGAAAACTCGCATGATCTCCGCTTCCGAACTCATCACATCCGAATCATGAGGATAACTCAAAGGGGGACGGTTATCCTCCTCTCGGTCATTCACCTTCATCCGGCCAACGAATATCGTACTCGTCGCCTTATCGTCTCGCTCCCACGTCACGATGGTACCAGGGCACTCATAAATACTCCCGAGGTCTGCAACTCGCACGAACTTGCTTACGCAATCTCGATACGACATCGCTCGATCTCCAAAGTAATACAGCACCACGTCCTTCAGTCCTCCGTCAACTCCGTTCTCAATGAAAACCAGGTTCTTCGGGTCAAACTTCACAGTCATCTTCCGTTCCGCATACACAACAGTCAACAAGGTGTTAGCTGGAATGAGCATCCCACGCGCTTCAATAAAGAAGTGGCGGGGTATCAATCCAACTTTGCCTCGCACCATCATGCCAAGAATAAACTTCTCCGATGTCCTTCCGTCTGCCAAACTACGCTCCGATGAAATCTGGAACATATTCGGCATCACACACTTGTGCGCAATGTCTCTCGCGTTCGGATCGTTCGTTCCTTCAGGTCTGATAAACGCACACTCGGGGGTCACACTAGGCAGTGCACTCCCGATGTCGCCAAACACAGTAGTCTCAAAAGCCGCATCCATTGCTGAATACAACTCTCGAACCTCCTGCATCATCGACTCACGCTCTTCGGTTCCAATCTCTTGATCTTCCGCATCTCGCACAAACTGACGCAATCTCCCACGAAGGGAAACTGCACGCATCAACAGGTCGTCGAACCTGTCACGCTGATCGTCCGTCAAGTCTTCTTCTCGAATCTTCTCTTGCAATCGCTCGATCTTCGTCTGTCCCACAACCAGGGACTCTGCCACTATCGCATTCGGGGTCAACTTCGCTTTCACGATTTCAACCTCGGCTTTGATAGCAACAGATTTCACATAATCAAGAACTCTTTGCGAATGTTCAGGTGATACAGCTTCCTTGCGGAGCTCCATCTCCTTCAACACTCGCACTTC